GGGCTTTCTTTTTTGGTAGATAGTCTACCTAGAGAGATGAATGGCAAATATACCACAATAATTCTTTTGGGTTTTATAATTGTATGATAATAGTTGAAGAATTTACTAATCCAACAATCAAGATGTATCTCAGGGATTTTACAACAGAATCTTTTGAGATTGAGATTATATCAGAAAGTGATAAAGAGGATATCTATGAGGATATATCAGGGACATATGATAGCTTTAGAAAAACACTATCATTCTCCTATGATACTTCTGTGCTTTATCCTGAAAACTTCTATATAATCAAGATTTGGGAGGTTGGAAAGATTAAGTTGCTTTCTCAGGATAAGATGTATGTGTTACCTTCAGGATCTGAAGTAGGAACATACCAACCTAAGTTGACCACAACAGAAAAGACTATGAATAACGAGTTTAAGATTTATGGAGAATAGTATCAAATTTGTGCAGCTATCAAGCTATACAAGCCCTGTAATTTCTGAGAATAGCAGAAAGGGATGGGTAGAGTATGGAGCAGATAACAATTACTTTCAGTATTTGATAGATAGATACAATGGATCTCCTACAAATAATGCAGTTACTTCTGGAATCATTGACATGATTTTTGGAGAGGGTATTGATGCTACTGATTCAGGAAAGAATCCAGAGGGATATATTCAATTAAGGAAGTTGATCAAAGATCAGGAATTGAAGAAGGTAATCAATGATTACTANATGCTTGGTAATGGTGCTTTCCAATTNATATACAATCAGGATAAGAGCAGAATAGTTGAGGTTCATCATATGCCTGTGGAATGCCTCAGAGCAGAGAAATGTAATGAGGAAGGAGAGATTGAGGGATATTATTATGCTTATGATTGGGATAAGGTCAAAAGCAAGAGAGGTGTTGAGAGGATTCCTGCATTTGGATTTGGTGAATTATCTGATAAGGTTGAGATATTGTATTTCAGACCATATCGCTCTGGATCTTACTACTATTCTCCTGTTGATTATCAGGGTGCTTTACCATATGCTGAATTAGAAGGAGAGGTTGCAAACTACCATATCAATAATATCAAGAATGGACTTGCTCCTAGCATGATCGTTAATTTCAATAATGGAGTACCTCCAGAGGAGGAGAGAAACATCATTGAATCACAGATTAAGCAGAAGTGGAGTGGATCAAGTAATGCAGGGAAGTTTATTCTTTCATTCAATGATAGTGCTGAGACTGCTGCAAGTATTGAGCCTGTTCAGTTATCAGATGCTCACAATCAATATGAGTTCCTATCTAAAGAATCTCAGCAGAAGGTATTGGTAGGACATAGAATCACATCTCCTATGTTGTTTGGTGTTAAGGATCAAACAGGGTTAGGGAATAATGCTGATGAGATTAAAACGGCATTTCACTTTGTTTGATAATAGTGTTATCAGACCTAAGCAGAATCAGGTGATAGATGCGATAGATCAGATCCTAGCTTTCAATAATGTTTCATTAGACCTGTATTTCAAAACACTTGCTCCTTTAGANTTTACAGAAGTTGAGGAGGTACAAGATGAGGAAACTCTTGAGAAGGAAACAGGGATTAAGATGAGTGCGCCTGAGTTCACTAAGGAGGATGAGAAGGAATGGCTTGAATANCTTGCTGATAAGGGAGAGGATGTTGATGAAGAGGAATGGGAGTTGACTGCGGTTCAGGATGTGGATGATCCAGATAATGAGGATCAGATTGTAGAGGCTATTACTTCTGTTGCTATGAGATCTGTTGCTTCCTATGGAGATGCTGAGGAGAGATCTTCAGGAGATGCAGGAATGTTCAAGATTCGTTACAGATATTCAGGATCATTAAAAGACAACTCAAGAACATTCTGTGTTGAGATGGTTGGATTATCTGATGGAGGCAAAGTATATAGAAAGGAAGATATCAATCAGATGAGCTTCTCTGGGGTTAATGGGCAGTTTGCTCCTAAGGGGAGAAGTACATATTCAATCTTTAAGTATAAAGGAGGAGCGTATTGCCACCATAAATGGCAGAGATTAATATTCATGAGAAAGAGATCAGGAGGGAAATTCTTGCCTAAGAGCAAAACAGAGGCTCTAGAGAATGATAGAAGAGTATCACCTAGTGCAGCATCTGGTGCAGGAGTACCACAGAGCAAGATCAATCCTAAGGATTATGATATTGCTAATACTAGACCGATTGACACAGAGACCAGAGGAAAACTAAACTAAGATGGCTGAGATATTATTTGTATCACCTAGTGATGTTATTAAGAGAACAGGAATCAATGGGAATGTTGATAGAGATCAGATGATTCAATTCATTAAGATTGCTCAGGATATTCATGTTCAGGGGATTCTAGGAACTAAGTTATTCAACAAGATAAAGAGTGATATTACAGGAGATTCTTTAGCAGGAGATTATTTAGCCCTTTTCACAGACTATATTCAGGATATGGTAATCCACTATTCAGCAATAGAGATACTGCCTTATATCCATTATAAAGTAGCAAATGGAGGGATATACACTAAAGGATCTGAGAATGGAACTAGTGTTACTAAGGAGGATCTTGATTATCTAGTACAGAAGGAGAGAGATATTGCAGAACATTATGCAAGAAGATTTGTGGATCATATGGCGTTTTATAATTCTAAGTTCCCTGAATACAATTCAGCATCTGATGATGATATGTATCCTAGTAAGAATCAAAACTTCAATGGATGGGTTTTATAATTAAGAATACTTACAAGCCAAAGGTGGAGAATATCCAGAAGCTAAAGAAGTATATCATGAAAAAGAATAGCAAGAAATGAATTTTGGTAGCATATATAGTTCAACTTATTGGGGCAATGGAGTAACTGATAATACTATTAGTTGGGGTGTTGTGTATGTTAATCTAGTATAAGAAAATATGGCAAGTGCAAATTTAGTATTAAAGCAAACATTGAATGTTACCTGCATGAAGAATGATACCTTCAAGCTAGATATGGATTGGGTAGATTCAAGCAGTAATCCTATTGATCTAACTGCATACACATTTAAATCTCAGGTTAAGACATCAAGTGTTGCATCAACTGCAATATTAACTTTCAATGATGGGGATTTCACAAAGGATGCCTCTGGGAATCTATTGATGGAGAAGGCAGCTGCAGATATGGATCTGAGTGCAGGGAAATATTACTATGATATTCAGGCAACAAAAACTGCTACTTCAGAGGTAGAGACTTGGGCAGGTGGTTTATTTATTGTTCAGCAGGATATTACTGAATAATGCCTAAAATAATGACATTGATATCTCCTCAATCTGCAACTCTTATAAAGCCAGATGCACCTGTTGTATCCTTATCTCTTAGGGATGTGCCTCCTGTTGCATTAGTATTGGGTAATCAACCTATAAATACTATTGCACCTGTGATTAGCGGTATTGCTCAAAGAGGAGAAACTTTAACAAGCACTACAGGTACTTGGACAGGAGTAGGAACAATTACTTTTGCATATCAATGGCAGAGAGATGAGGTCAATATTAGTGGTGCTACATCTTCAACCTATGTATTAGTAGCAGATGATGATAATACAAGCATCACTTGTGTTGTTAGTGCTACGGATAGTGAAGGTACAGGAACTGCTACCTCTAATGCTATCAGCCCAATACTTGGAGTGCCTTATAACTTGGTTGCACCTGTGGCAAGTGGAACTGCTCAAGTAGGTCAAATATTATCTACTACTAATGGTAGTTGGCAAGGTATTGCTACGATCACATTCACCTATCAATGGAGAAGAGATGCAAGTGATATTAGTGGAGCGACATCAAGCACTTATACATTAGTTGCTGATGATTATGCTACAGATATTGATTGTGTGGTTACTGCTACAAATAGTTTAGGAAGTGCTAACCAAGATTCTAATGATATAGCAAACATTGCAGGAAGCGTTCCTGTGATAAGTGGAGTTCCTACAATAAGTGGAACACCTAAAGTAGGTGAAATTTTAACTGCTACTGCTGCAAGTGTTACAGGCACACCAACTCCTACGGATACATTCCAATGGCAAAGAAGTGATGATGGAAGTACAGGATGGGCTAATGTTTCTGGTGCTACAAGCACAACATATACGGCAGTATCAGCAGATGAAGGTAAATTCTTGAGAGTAGTTCAAACATCTACAAATGAAGCAGGAAGTGATACGGCAAATAGTGCATCTACAACTCAAGTACAACCATCATTTACAGGTATATTAGATACTTATAGCGGTGCAACTGCTGCCTACTCTTTACGATTGCTAAGAAGCGGTTATAGTGGTAGTGCTATCCGAGTTAGGAGGGCAGATGACAACGCAGAGCAAGATATAGGCTTTAGGAATAATGAATTGGACACTTCAACTCTTGCTACCTTCTCTTTAGGTTCTGATTGTTTCATCACTACTTGGTACGAGCAAAGCGGAGCAAGTGGAGCAGCAAATTTAACTCAATCAACGGCATCCAATCAGCCTAAGATTTATGATGGTGCTACAAGCTCTGTAGTTTTAGAAAATGGTAAACCTACTATAGACTTTGACTACACATCTACCCAACACTTTAGCGCAAGTCCTACAAATTGGAGCAGTATAGTAGATGATACTAAGCACACTTTATCTATGGTTTATAATCTAAACCAATACAATTCACCACGCTCAGTAATTTACAACATTACAGGTGATGAGGTTAGTAGCGGAAGGGGAAACACTCACATAGCTATGGCGAGAAGTAATCAGTTAAGAATAGGTTACTATGATAGAGGTTCTACTTCTTACACAAAGACTGCTGGGTTTAATCAATCAATCGGAGGAGCGCAAAACGGAGTGCAGTATTTAGTAACTTCTATTTATGATACTACTGACCTCAACTCTTTTGCAAATAGTACAATTCAGGACAACAACACATCCAATCCAGAAGGTACAATAAACGCTAACAAGTTTTTTATAGGTGCGACTGGTAATTCAACTAATCCAATGGACGGAAATATGCAAGAGTTTATTATTTGGAATGTTGACCAAACGAGCAACCGCAGTGGTATAGAAACAAACATAAACGACTATTACTCTATATACTAATGTACTACACAAGCACAAATAGAGAAGAATTGGTAGCTTATAATGAAGCGGTAAATAGTGGTGAAGGTTATAACGGAACTACTACCACTTGGGCAAGGATTATTGAGCATCCTAACGGAGTAGATTACGCAATACTCAAGCATCCTAATTATGATGCAGTATTAACTTTAGTGGAATCACTTAGTGATGATTGGTTTCCTAATATAGAAGAAGATGAAGAATAGATACAATGTACCTCAGGACAAAAGAAGAGCCTGTTTGTGTAGAGATAGAGATACATATTCTAGAGAATGTTGCGAGGGAGATTATATAAATCAAGGAATAGGATCAATAACAAAGGATGAAATAGACTAATGAGAGATATCAACAAGGTTATAATTCATTGCTCTGCAACTCCAGAAGGTAGAGATGTATCCTTAGATACTATACGCCAATGGCATATCAAACGAGGGTGGAGTGATATCGGTTATCATTATGTGATTTTGATTAATGGTACTATTCAAGAGGGTAGACCTGTAGAGAGAGCAGGAGCGCATTGCAAGGGGCATAACGCTAATAGTATTGGTGTTTGTTATGTAGGGGGTGTTGATAAGGATATGAAGCCTAAAGACACCCGAACTGCTGCACAAAAGATAGCTATGCAAAAGCTCTTACTATCTCTTACGGATACTTACGAGGGTATCACTATTCAC